ATAATAGAATAGGAGAAAAAGATGAAGATTAATAAAAAGATTGATAATGTATATCATATAGAGTTTGGTTCGGATGACGACAGAGCCAACGCAAGAATCTATAGATACGATACAGGACAGCTCATTAAATTCTATGATATTCCAGATGGCGTAGAGGTTCAATTCTCTAATGAACATTCTACCAACGGAACAATCAACAAGAGAATAACAGACAGTATGGTTCAGATTCCAGATTCTTTGCTTACTTCCAAAGACAACATCATAGCCTATATTAAATACATTGACAAAAACAGCGAAACAACAACAAAGTTGATTAAATTTGGACTTCTTGACAGAGCTAAGCCTGGCGACTATGTATCACCTGACGAAGAGCCTAGCTTTAGAAGCTTTGTAGAAGAACAGTTAAAAGCTGCAAAAGAAACAGTCGAAAAAAACAAGGATTATTTAAAAGAAACAATTGAAAACACTGAAAAATCCAAAGAATATATGGACACAACAGATTCTAATAGACGTACAGTAGAAGGACTGACAGAGAAAAACAAGGAATACGCTACACAGACTGAGAGCAATGCCGAATCTGCTAGCACATCAGCATCTAATGCTAGTGAATCAGCTTCCAACGCTTCACAGTCTGCATCTAATGCTAAAGGTTCAGCTGACAATGCTAGTGTATCAGCAAAAGAAGCGAAAGATGCAGCAGTCAAGGCAGGAACAAGCGAAAGCAATGCCAAGGAAGCAGAAAGCAACATCAATTCAGCAGTTACAGAATTTGAACAGACAAAGAGAGAGAGCCTTACAGAAATCGGCAATCTGACGACAAATTCAAAGAAAGAAATTAGCGACTTAACAGATGCAAAAAAGGCAGAATTAAACAAAATCAATGACGACATTACCCAAAACGCTGGTGAACTAAAGGAAGCTATAGCAACAGGTAGCACTGCAAAGAACAATCTTGATACTGCAATCAGTAATGCAAGCAAGACAAGAAGTGACCTGAATGCAGTCATCACTTCAGCACAGGATGCACAGTTATCTTTGCCGGGTGTTATTACACAGGCAACAACAGCACAGACAAACCTTCAGAATGCCACCGACAGTGCAAGCAATGCACTCAATCAGCTTACTGCTGAAAATGTTTCAGCTAAATCAAATCTTGATGCATTAAGAAGTGAAAACTTCAATTCACAGGAAATTATGTCAGGTGTCACAGACATCAGGGCATATCTTGGAATGATTGACATAGAAGACGTATTAGGCTTGCAAGTCGATTATAAGAACAAAACCTGCACAAGAATAGCAGGTGCAAAGAATCTGACAGCAGGTGCAGACTTTGACAAATTCAAAATGTTTGGTGGAAGAAAAAGATGTAATGTGTCTGATGGTGGAACAATCAATGCTTACTATGGTGATGAAGGCTACACAGAAGATGGTTCAAATGGTCAGGTCATGGTATATCAGCCTAAATTCTATTATCTTGTGTGTCCACTTGAATATGACAGACAGGAAACAGGCTATGGTTATCATTTAAGAAAAGCAAATTATTATGTTAGTGAAACACAAAGGGCAGGATTCAAACTTCATCCTGCATTCTATGACAAGAATGGAAATGAAGTTGATTATATCCTTATGTCAGCATATGAAGGATGTATTTATGACACATCTGTAAATGCTTATATGCTGAATGATGAACAGGTCATAGATGTTTCCACAGACAAGTTCAGTTCCGTTGCAGGTACAAGACCTGCTTTAGGTGCATCACAAAATTTAACAAGACCAAACATTGAACAGATAGCAAAGAACAGGGGTGAAGGTTGGCATTCACTTGGAATCAAAACAGCATCTATGGAACAGTTACTGATGATTGTTGAGATGGGAATGATGAACCTTCAGACTGCTATTGGTCAGGGTGTTGTCAATCTTCCTTGGACAACAAGTTCTGACACAATAAGTTCTTATGCAGGTGCAACAGGTTCAACTGCTTCACTTGGTAATGGAACAGGCAGAGCAACAAAAACAACCACATATGAAGGTGGAAAAGCAACAGACTATACAGTGGATGGGAAAACTTCTACTTGTTATCGCGGCGTTGAAAACTTTTGGGGTAACATTTGGAAATTTGTCTATGGTATAAACATTTGGGGAAATGGAAAGATGGCAGGTGGTATGCCTTATATCTGTTCAGACTTCAATTATGCTGAAGGAAAGAACACAGACAACTATGAAGGTGCAGGATTCACAGTCGCACAAAAAAAAGGACATATATCAGCAATGGGATATTCCACTAAGTATGATTGGTTGTTCATTGCATCTGAATGTCTTGGAAACAGTTCACTTCCTGTTGGTGATTACACTTGGCTTACACAGAACCTGAATGGATATAGGATTGCTCGGTTGGGCGGTAATTGGAATAGTGGTTCTAATGCGGGTGGTTTCTATTGGAATTTGGATAGCGGTGTTGGGAGTCGTAATCGTGATATCGGCAGTCGCTTGGTATATATACCAACAGTCACTGTTTAAAAGGAGAAAAAGATGAAAAATTACGGAATACAAAAAAGTGCAGTTGAGCCTTTAACAATAGAAATTACTCCAAACAAGGTATTTCTTTCAAAAAATATTGAATTGGTAACAACTGTCATAGACGAAAAAGAAATCCAAGAATATCAATTTGAATATATCGAATATGATAAAGATGAGTTTATACTGGCAATTTATGAAAAAAATAAAGATATTGAACGACAAACAACTGACACACAGCTTGCTTTATGCGATATTTATGAAATGCTTAATTAAACGAAAGGATTGATATTATGGAAAAAATATACGCAGAATTAATAAAAAAAGGAATTAAAACAATTGAAGAAGTTCCTGATAAATTGCGAGATGCAGTTGAAAAAATATTAAAGGAGAGCTTAGCGATGCCATAGTTGCATCTGCAAGCGAAGCAGAATAGAAAGGAGATTTGAGATGGCAAAATTTGATTTAAAAATTTTTGTGATGAAGACATTAACATCAATGAAAGAAGCAGGAGAGGACGAATACAAGGTTATGCAGTACGCATTGAAGTACTACGAAAAAAACGTGCTTACAGAAGAAGACCTTGCAGAAGTAGAAAGTTGGTTCGATACAGAAGAAGATGCAGAAGGTGAAGAGCCAATGGAAGAAACAGAATAAAATTAGTAAGTCAAAGAAGAGCGTCAATGCGCTCTTCTTTATTAATGAAAGAGAGGGCTTATGAATTTTACAGAGAGCATTATAGCGTTGCCTGACAGAGACGGAGAAGAAGGAAAATGTGGCTGTTTTTCTGCGCCTGAAT